GGGTACGACGGCACGGTGGGCTATTCGCCGATCCGCATGCACCGCGATTCGATCAGTTTAGGCTTGGCGTCGCAGGATTTCGGCGCCACCTTCTTCGGCAACGGTCTGCAGGCCTCGGGCGTAGTGACGCATCCGGGTATCCTGTCCGACGACGCGCGCGCCAACCTCAAAAAGTCGATGCGCGAGTACCGAGCCGGCGGACCGAACCGAATGGGATTTCTGCTGTTCGAGGAGGGTATCGAATACAAGCAATTGACCATCCCGCCGGAAGACGCGCAGTTTCTTGAAACCCGAAAATTTGAAGTGATCGAGATCGCCCGCATTTATCGGATCCCGCCGCACAAGATCGGCGACCTCGAACGGGCGACGTTCAGCAACATCGAGGCCCAGAACATCCAGTTCGCCACGGACACGATTGCGCCGTGGGCGGTGCGATGGGAAGCTGAAGCCAACCTCAAACTACTGGCCGATCCGCGCCGCTTTACGAAGATGAACCTGATGGCGATGGCCCGCGGCGACAGCGGCGCGCGCGCGAACTTCTACCAGACTATGCGCGACTTGGGCGCCTTTTCCGTGAACGACATCCTGCGGCTGGAGGACATGAATACGATCGGCGCGATCGGCGACGTTCGCTTGGTACCGATGAACATGCACACCTTGGAGCAAGCGGCCGGCGGCACGAAAGAGGACGGAGCTGCCGATGGTGCCGCGCAGGCGGCCTCTTCAGCCAGCACGGGCGAAGCGGCCGACGTGCAGCGGACGGCGCTCAACGGCGCCCAAGTCACCTCACTACTGCAGGTCGCGGAATTCGTCTCCCAATCGGTGCTGTCGAAAGAGGCGGCCAAGGGCGTCATCAACGTCTCGTTCCCGGCGACCGGCGAAGCACAGATCAACCGGATCGTCGACAACATTGAGCCGATGCAGACGCGGGAAACCAATGCCCAGGCTGACAACTCCTCTGCAGACGGAGCGAACGACAGCGAAAGCGATGACGGCGACGCCGGCGCGGTGCACGGGCCATGGGTGTTGGACGCCGCCGCGCGCGTCCTACACCGCGAAGCCAACGCGGTCGCCCGCGCCGCGAAGAGCACTTCGGGAGACTACCGGGCGTTTGACGAACGGGTCAGCCGTTTCTTTGCCGAGGATCGGCGCACGATTGTCGAGGCGTTCGCGCCGCTTTTCGCCGCGCTCGGTTGCCCGACAGCAAGGCTGTCCGTCATTGCGACAGACCACGCAGAGCAGCGCCGCACGGAGGCGCTCGACGCGTTCCGCTGCGGCTCGGTGGCCGACCTCTGCGAACGCTGGCAGTCGATCGAACCGGCCCTCACCGCCGGCATCGTGCTGATGAACGCTGAAGCCGCGCTAGATAAAAAGGAACTCTGTCATGCATCCTGAACTGTTTGCCGCGTTACCCTTGGGAAACTTCTGGGCGATGGAGCCGATCGCCTTCGCGTCCATGCTCCGGTTCCTGGCCGGCGTCCACATCGACGCCGCCAAAGTGGACGACGCCATCCGCGCGCGGCTGCCGATCGAACGGGTCGGCAACACTGCGGTGGTCCACCTGGTCGGGCCGATGCTCCGGAACGCGGGCTGGCTCGAATTCTACGGCTTCGCCTCGACGCGCAAGGTTCAGCGGGCTATCGAGGCGGCAGCCGCTGACTCGAGCGCCAACGACATCGTATTGCGGATCGACTCGCCCGGCGGCGCCGTCGACGGCACCCAGGAACTCGCCGACGCCATCTACCTGGCCAGGCAGCAGAAGCCGGTGATCGCACAAGTGGACGGCATGATGGCCTCGGCCGCACTCTTCGCCGGGGTGCAGGCGAGCACGGTCCGGGCCGGCCGCGACAACCTGGTCGGCTCGATCGGCGTCCGCATGACGCTGATCGACGCCTCGCGCCTCTTCGCCAACGAGGGGGTCGAGGTGGTCTCGATCGATACGGGGAAGTACAAGTCGGCCGGGCTGATCGGCACGGAGATCACGCCCGAGCAGCGCCAGGACTTTCAGCGGATCGTCGATGCGGCGATGGACGATTTCGTCGCCGCCGTCAGTCGCGGTCGGGGCATGACGGAGCAAAAGGTCCGTCAGCTCGGCGACGGGCGAATCTTCACGGCGCCAGAAAGTGTGGAAAACGGTCTGGTCGACACGATCGCCACCTTGGACGAGACGATGGCCGAGCGGACGAGAAATGCGCAGCATCGCCGTCGCCGGGCCCGGGCGATGGCGCTGGCGACCGGCAAGAGGGCTTGACGGCCGATCCACCAGCGCTATCTTGAAAGAGAACAAACGAAGTCACCGGTTGTGCGGCGCGGCCCGCCGAGATGGGCGGCCGCACACCTGAGACGACGGCTAACCCGCTTGCAGAGCTCAAACGGCACGGGTCGTCAGCAATGAACTCGGATTCATTGCCGGCGGCGCGTGCCGTTTTGCGTTGCCCGCCGGCTCTGGAGGGCAACCATGGACCCGATCACAAAACTGCGTTCCGAGGCCGAAGCCTCCTTGGCCAAAGCGAAGGAGATCCACGATAAGGGCGAGGCCGAACATCGCGACCTGACCGACGAGGAGCAAAAAGAGTTCGATCGGTTGATGGCTGAGGCGAAGGCCAAGAGCGACGAAGCGGACCGTCTCGAACAGGCACAGACCAATCGCCAGCAGCGTGGCGCTCAGCTCTCTGGCTTGGATCGGCACTTCAGCCAATCCCCCGGCCGGCAGACGAATCCCGGACAGCCGACGCAGCGACCGCGCGTCGAGGTCAGCGAGCCGAACGCGCAGGCCGATCACTGGCTCGGCTTTCGCAATGCGGCGGACTTCGCGGTCGCGGTGCAACGCGCCTGCATCCCCGGGGGCAGGCTCGATCCGCGGTTCACCAACGACCGTTATGCCGCGCCCACGAATTTCCACGAAACCAGCGGCACGGACGGGTACATGGTACCGCCGGCCATGCGGGATCAAATCTGGGAGCTGGTCTTCAGTGACGTCGATTACCTGAGTTCCGTCGACAGCGAGCCGACCGATTCGAACTCGGTGCAACTGATTGCCGATGAAACGACGCCCTGGGGATCGACCGGCGTGCAGGCCTATTGGCGGTCCGAAGGGGCTCAGATGACTGCCAGCCGCCTGGCGACGAAGGGACGCACCGTCAACCTCGACGAACTCTATGCGTTTGTCCTGGCGACCGACGAGCTGCTGATGGACGCCTCGCGGCTGAACAGCCGACTCACGGTGCAGGCCGCCCGCGCGATTCGGTGGAAAGCGAACGACGCCATCGTCTACGGCACGGGCGCCGGGCAGCCGCTCGGCTTCTTCTCGTCGGCAGTGCTGGTCAGCGTGGCCAAGGAGGGCAGCCAGGCCGCCGATACCATCGTCGCGGCCAATGTGCTGAAGATGTTCAGCCGACTCTTGACGGCCGGACTGCAGAACGTCTTCTGGACGGTCAACCCCGACGTGCTGCCGCAACTCGGCGTGATGACCATCGGCGATCAGCCCATCTGGACGCCGCCGTCCAGCGGCCTGCGTGAGGCCCCCGGCGGCTTCCTGCTCGGCCGGCCGGTCCGCTTCTCCGAGCACAACAAGACTCTCGGCGACAAGGGGGACATCTTCCTGATCGATCCGATGGGTTACTACCTGACCATGAAACGGGGCGGAGTTCAATCGGCCAGCTCGATCCACCTGTACTTCGACTACAACATCACGGCCTTCCGCTGGACCTTCCGGCTCGGCGGCCAGCCGCATCTGTCCGCGCCCATCTCGCCGGCCAACGGCTCGGCGACCAAGAGCCATTTCGTCACCCTCGACGAGCGGGCGTAACCCGCAGAGGTACCGCGTCACCGACCCCAAGCCAGGAGAAAAAAATGTCCGTGCAAGCGAATCCGAACCTGTTGCCCAGCGACCAGGCGGCGCTGGTCGACGCCATCGATCCTGACGCCTATGCGGCGGCCGCCTACTCGACCGCCTGGATCGCGGCCAAGAATTTCGCCGCGTTCATGGCGACGGTCTACGCTGGCACGATCGAGGCGACGGGCACCGTCGACGCCAAGCTGCAGCAGGCCACCGACAGCAGCGGTACGGGCGTCAAGGACGTCACCGGCAAGGCGATCACCCAACTCACCGCCGCCGGAACCGACAGCGACAAGCAAGCGATCATCAACTGCCGGGCCGAGGAGCTGGACGTGGCCAACGGCTTCGACTACCTCCGGCTGACCGTCACGCTCGGGACCGCCGGCGCGGACATGGGAGCCGCCCTCTACGGCTTCTATCCCCGCTACGGGCCGGCCTCCGACAACGACGCCGCCAGCGTCGACGAGATCGTCAGTTAGTCTCGCGATACCAGAGACAAGGCAAGGGGAGAGCGAACGATGGCGGATGAACCGAAGCTGATCAAGGTGCAGTTCGTGCGTGACTACACCGTGCAGGCCGACCGGGGCCAGACGTACGAGGAGGGCCAGGTCGTCCAGCTGCCCGAGGCGTCTGCGAACCACTTCTTGGCGCGCGGCGCGGCGGAGCTGGTCGACGTCGACAAGGGCCGCGCCGCAAAAAAGTAGACGACGGGCGGCGCTATACACAGTACGGCGAGCTGCCCGAGGACATCCGGCCGCGCAGCGCGGCAGACCTGATGGACGATCCGAGCATCTGGAGATGAACGGTGTCCCTGAGTGTGGTGACCGAACCTGCGGACGGACTCGATCCCGTCGACCTCAGCGCGGTGAAAGCTGAGATCGGCGTCGAGGAAGCAGAGCACGACGGCCGCATCCGGGAACTGATCCTGGAAGCGACCAGGCGAGCAGAAGTGATTCTGGGCGTCAAGCGGCTCATGAGTGCGACGCTGCGGAAGGGATGGGATGCCTTTCCGCCGGAGCCGTTCCTCCGCCTGCAGCCGCGGCTGACCTCGGTCAGCGCCTTGACCTACGTCGACACCGCCGGGGCGACGCAAACGTGGGACGCCGCGAACTACGTCGTCGACGCGGCCAGCCTGGTCGGCGAGCTGCACCTGGCGTGGGGGATCGCTTGGCCCGCGATCCAGCCGCGACCGAACGCGGTGCAGGCGACCTTTCTCGCCGGCTACCAGACGCAGGGTGAGATCCCGGCCAGCATCAAGAGGGCGATCAAGTTCTACGCCGTCCAGATGTTCTGGTTGGAGACCTCGCCGCGGACGACGGTCCGCGACGTGCTCGACGGTTTTAAGGATCTGTTGTGGCCCGAGCGGGTCTTGAACCTCGGCTTAGAAGCCAATGCGTAGCGTTGCGGCGAAGGTCAAGCGTTCAGTCCGCGAACAGCGCGAGACGGGTCAGTGAAATATCCGCACCGGATCACCATCATGCGGCCGCCTGGTCCGGAGGAGAACCAGGATGAAGCTGGGCAGCCGCGCGGCGGCGTGGAAGTCGCCAGGCCATGGGCGATGGTGAAGCCGCGCAGCGGCAATGAACGGCGGGAAGCCGAGCAGACGGTGGGGGACGTGACGCACGACGTCGAGTTGGCGTTTCGCCGCGGGATCACGCCCGAGATGTGGGTCCTGTTTCGCGGCCGGCGGCTCAATATCGTGCAGGTGATTAACTGGCAGGAACGCAACCGCATGCTGATCCTGCAGTGCAGAGAGAAGGTGTGACGATGGCGCGTGCCGGCGGCGGCGTAGGCGGCGACTTGTCGATCGACGGACTCCAGCCGCTGCTCAAAAAGCTGGACGCTCTAGGGCCGAAGCTTGCGGGCAAGATCGGCCGCCGAGCACTGCGCGAGGGGGCGAAGATTTTCCAGCAGCAGGCCAAGGCCAACGCGCCGGTGAAGGACGGGCTGCTGAAAGGGTCGATCCGCGTGCGGGCCGGCAAGCGGAGCCGGACGGGGATCAGCTACCTGGTCCAGACGGGCGAGGGCTTTTTCAAAGGCGAGACGTTTTACGGCGCCTTCGTGGAGTTGGGTCACAAGGCCGGCTCGAGAAAACTGGGCGACGATCGTGCCAAGGTCGAGGCGCGGCCGTTTCTGCGGCCGGCGTTCGACCAGAAGAAGGCGGCCGCCCAGCGCGCCGTCGAGCGGCGTCTCAAGCAAGGGATCGAGTCGGGGTAACGCATGATCGAGTGGGACGTCCGTACACTCCTGGCGCAGCACACGAACATCGTGGCCGCGGTCGGCTCGCGCATCTACCGCAAGATTCCACAGCAGGCGCGCTATCCGCTGATCCGCTTTCTGCCGGTCTCCGAGGAGCCGATCCAGACGCTCGACGGCCCGCAGGACCTGGAATCGATCCGGTTGCAGATCGACGCCATCAGCGAGGACCCGCGCGAGGCGCGGACGATCGCCGAGCTCGTGAGGTATGCGCTCGACGGCTACACGGGATCGATCGGCGAGTCCAATATCCGCGCGATCACCCGGCAGCCGGGCGGCGTCAGTCTCGACGTCCCCCGCGGCGACGGCTCCGATGACATCGTGTTCGCCGTCGTGCGGGATTATGTGGTGTGGTTCGAACAGAGCGTGCCAACCTTTTGAGGGGTAAACCATGACCAAGATCGTCGGCAAAGGCTGCGAGCTGCAGCTTGACGTATCGACCGTCTATACGACGATCGCGTCGGTCAACAACATTTCCGGCCCGACGGCCGAATACGGCACGACCGACGCGACGACGCTGGATTCCACGGCGCGCGAGAAGCTGAAGACCATCTTCGACGGCGGACAGGTGACCTTCGAGTGCGTCGGCGATCCGGCCGCCGCGAACTTCCAACTGCTGACCGACGTGCTGAAGACGACCACGATTGACAACTGGAAGTTGGTGTTCTCCGATGCGGCCAGCACCGAGTGGCCGTTCACCGGCTACTGCACGAAGGTGGAGCCGAGCGGCATCAACGTCGACGGCCACGTGGTCTTCAATTCGACGATCGAGGTGTCGGGCGACATCACCTACCCGACCTAAGCGCGAAACGGGACCAACCATGAAAGTAAAGATCACCAAGAAATGCCGCTCGGTCTCCGGCGAGCATATGCCGGGCGTCGAGATCGAGCATGCGGAGGCCCATCGGCTCATCAAGCTGGGCGTGGCCGAACCTGCCGACAAGGAGGCCGAGGTCTGGTGCAAGCTCTACCAGGCCAAACAGGCGGCGGCGGACAAACGGGCGACCGCCCGAGAGAAGCAAGCGGCCGCCGCTCGCCTGGCCGCATTCGAAAAGCAGCTTCTCCAAGGCTTGAAGTAATTTTGATGCCGCGAATGTTTGATGACACGGAAGCGCTGCAACAGACACAGCGCTTGCTGCCCCGTTCGGTGGAGCTCCCGAACCTGGCGGAAAACCGTGCACTAAGAGCAGAGCCTACTACGGGTCACCATAAAAAATGAAGTGTTTATCAGCGAGCGAGATTCTGCAATCGAAGCCCCCTGGGCCGGAGCGCGTGGAGTTGCCCGAGCTGGACGGCTTCGTCTACGTCCGCCTTCTCAGCGGCCGGGAGCTCGACCAGTACCAATCGGCGATGCTCGATGCAGAGGGGAACTTTGACCCGGACCGTGCCGTCGGCTGCCGGGCAAGATTGGTCGCGCTGTGTGCGGTCGATGAATCGGGCACGCAGCTCTTCGGCGTGCGCGAGGCGCTGGCGATCGACCAGGCCCCGGGGTTGGGACCGCTGTTGGACCGGATTTACGAGGTGGCTCAGCGGGTCAACCGGATGCGCAAAGAAGATGCCAAGAGCGCGGAAAAAAACTCAGGGCACGGCCGGAACGGCGAGACTGGTTCCGACTCGCCGGGCACCTCGGCATGACTCTGGCCGAGTGCCAGGAGCGGGTCAGTGCCGCGGAGTTTCTGGAGTGGCAGGTCTGGTTCCGGCGCGAGCCGCCGTTGGCGATTTTGCTGGACTTGCTGACGGCCCAGGTCTGCCAGATGCTGGCGGCCAAGAGCGCACCGCTGGGCGACTTTTTGTTGCTCGAACATGAAACCCAGCAGCAGACGTCCGCGCAAATGATGGCGATTGCCTCCACCTTCGCGGCATCGCGAAGGCGTTGCGACGACGCCAGGGGGTAACGAACGTTCGTTACCCCTCAGTATCGGCGCTTCCTGCTGCGGTCGGTGGTTCTCGCGGACCTGGCAGCACAGCGGTCAACGACGGTACAGCTTCCTACGGGGCATTAAAAAATGGCGACGCTGGCGACCCTGAACATCGGTCTGCGGATGAACACCGCGGGCTTCGCACGCTCTGTCGGCGCGGTGCAGAAGGGCTTGGGCGGCATCGCCGGCGCCGTCACCAGCGCCAAGGCGAAAGTCGTTGCGTTCACCGGCGCGATCGCCGGCCTGGCCGGCGCGGCTGGATTCGGGGCACTGATCAAGAGCCAGTTCGACGCCATCGATTCGTTGGCCAAAACGAGCGACAAGCTGGGCATTGCGACGGAGGCTCTGGCCGGTCTGCGCCACGCGGCCGAATTGTCCGGCGTCGGCGCTCAAACGATGGACACCGCGCTACAGCGCATGACCCGCCGCCTCTCGGACGCGGCGCAGGGATCGGGACCGGCCGTCAAGGCGCTGCAGGAACTCGGCCTCTCGGCGAGCAGCTTGGCGGGCAAGGCGCCGGAAGCGGCGCTCGGCGACATTGCCGACGCCATGCAGCAGGTGTCGAATCAGTCCGATCGCGTCCGTCTCGCGTTCGCCCTCTTCGACTCGGAGGGCGTCGGTTTGGTCAACACGCTGGCGGGCGGTTCGGCCGGATTGCGCGCCGCCGCCGAGGAAGCGGCCCAACTCGGCGTCGCTGTCAACCGGGTCGACGCCGCTAAGATCGAGCAGGCGAACGACGCCTTCTTCAAGATCGGCCAGGCCGTCAAGGGGATCGCCGGCCAGATCGCCATTCAGATCGCACCCGCCATTGAGTTCGCGTCGAACAAAGCGACGGAGTTTTTTACGAGTTTTGGCGGCGGGGCGTCGCTTGCCTCCGAAGGTATGGAATGGCTGGTGACGGGAATAGAAATCGCCGGCAACGTGGTCGATGCCCTCGGCACTGCGTTCAAGGGTTTGCGGGCCGTCATCAGCACGGCGATCGCCGGGGCCGCAGGCGCCGTCGCTTTGCTCGGCTTGGCACTGCAAGAGCTCATCAACCTGCTGCCGGGCGTCGAAACGACCTTCGGCGACACGATGGCCAAGATCGCCAGTCGAGCCAGCGCCAACGCCGCCCGCTTCCGGGGCGAGTTCACGCAAGCCGTCGGCACCCAAGCGGGCGCCGGCACGCGTTTCGTCGGCCAGTTCCGCCAGTTCCAAGCGGAGTCGGCCGCCCGGGCGCAGGCCTCGGCCGACGCGGCCGCGGCGCGGAACGTCCGCAGTGGGCCCGGGACCCTGGCCGGCTTCGGCGGCTTTGGCGGCGGCATCGTCGCCGCGGCCCTGGCGGTCGCCAACAAGCTGGGGGTCGAGCAGTTCTCCGCGCGGGTCGCGTCCGAGGCGGCAGCCCAGGCGCGGGGCACACAGCTCTCGCCCGTCACCGCCGGGGCGGCCAACATCAAGGGCACGGCCGCCGAGTTCTCCGCTCGGCAGCGCTTCGCCGGCAGCCAGGCCAGCCGCATGGAGCAACACCAGCGGCAGACCGCCAGGAACACCAGGGAGATCTTTAACGTCCTGCGCGACCAGGCGATCGGCGCAACGACCATCGTCAGATTCTGAGAAGAGGCGGCGATGAGCGTTATCAGCGTGAAGGACGCCAACGAAGACCGCACGGGCGACGTCGACGAGAAGGGCAATCGCACTTACACCCGGACGCTGATCGTCGAGACCGACAGCTTGGGGGACGGCCCGGCCGTCGTCCGCAATGCGACCGGCGTCCCGCAGATCGGCGACGCCTACGCCTATCGCAACGAGTTCGACAGCCAGGCCAAGTGCCGCGGGGTGCGGATCAGCAATCTGCAGGGCGAAAAGTTCGGCCCGCAGCGCCAGGGTTGGAACGTCGTCGCGACCTACAAGAGCGAAAAAGAGGAAGAGAACGAAAACGATCCTCTCAATGCGACGCCCGACATCCGCTACGGCCGCAATCGCCTCACCGTGGTGGCTGATCGCGGCACGCTGATCGAGGAGAGCGGCCAGGAGACGGACGATGAGCCGGTCGTCAACACCGCCGGCCAGGTCTTCGATCCGCCGCCGGAAAAGTACAAGAGCCGCCGCACGCTGACCGTGACGCGCAACGAGGCCAGTTACAACAAGGCGCAGGCCGACGACTACGCCGAGGCGATCAACTCCGACACCTTCGACGGCTCGCCGCCCAAGACGGTCAAGTGTCTGTCGATCACCGCGGCCGGGCCGGAATTCGATCCGGAGGGGAACAAGTACTGGGTCGTCACCTACGAGTTTGAGTTTGAGCCGCACGGCTGGGAAGATGAGATTCTGAACCAGGGCCGCATGGCGCTGGTCGACCTCGGGGACGGCGTGAAGGAGCTGCGTCAGATCCGCGACCGCGAAGGCGAGCTGGTGAGCGACGCGGTGAACCTGCGCGAGGACGGCACCGCGGCCGACTACGGCGAGGAGCCGTTCTACCGGAAGTTTCGGTTCTATGAGAAAAAGCCGTTCAGCGCTTTAGGGCTGAACAGCATTCTTTGATCGGAGATCCCATGGCGAACGAATTGAAGATCACGCTGCAAGCGGCGCTGACCAACGGCGCCCACAAGGAGACGTTCGCGCCGACGCAGGCGTCGATCACGCAGAACACCGTCGGCGCCCACGCGCCGGTCGTGACGGTCGGCACCTCGGAAGAGGATCTCGGCATCGGCGACATTACGACGCTCGGCTGGCTATTCCTGCAGAACCTGGACGCGACGAACTATGTCACCTACGGACCCAAGGACACGACGATGAAGGCGTTCGGTCGGCTGGAGGCCGGCGAGTTCGCCTGTCTCCGCCTCGAACCCGGCATCACGCTCCGGTGGCAAGCCAACACCGCGCCCGTCAAAGTCAAGGTCCTCTTGCTCGAAGACTGATTTTTGATCACGCGGAATCGCTAGCCGAGGAAACCGGCGCTTCCTGCTACATTCGGACACAGTGCCGAACCTGGCAGCAGAACGTCCGACAAGGGTAGAACCGACTACGCAATGTATACGTTTGAGGAGGAGGGGGCGCGGCGGATTGTAGCGGCGGTGCGGACGGTGGAGGGCACGCCTGACGTCACCCGCCGCCGGCCGAAGCGGATGCGCGTGAATTCGCCGGCACTGATCTGCGTCTTGACCGAGGAGCTGGCGCACGGGAACTTTCTGGCGCCGGCGTCGGCGAAGGCGACCGTGTACGCGCTCGAGAGAGATCAGCCGCTGGTCGGTGAGGAGACGCTGACCGTCTCCGACAAGGAGACCGAGGTGACGGTCTATGACCTTGGTTTCGTCGGCCAGAATCCGGTCGACACGCCACTCTTGTGTCTTCGGTTGGGCGGCCTCTTGGTCGCATTCTCCGCCGGTCCCACGATCGTCGGCTGCGTCTTGCAAGGGACTCTCACTGCGGGCGGTTTCGTGGACGCACAGATTCGCAATATGGCCAACGACGCCCCTGCAGACGAAGTCGCGATCAACGGTGAGGATACGACCATCGTCGTGCACGATCGTCTGCTGGCGCTGGGCGAATCCGTTGCGTCGGGCAGCGAGGTGTGGGCGATGCGGGTCGACGGCACTTGGTACCTCCTCGCCACGCAGTGCTCGAATGTGAGCTAGCAAGATGCCGATCGGACCATGCCTGTGTAACTGTGACCCGTGCCCTAACCCCGATTTCTGTGTCGATGACGTCTGGCCCGACCCGACGGCGGTGGTCTGGCAGGTGGGGATCAGCGGCTTCACCGACCAGGACTGTGCGACGACGCACCTGTGCAACGAGCTTAACGGCACGCACGACCTGACTTTCCTGGGTGGCTTCTGGGACGGGTGCGCGGCCAACGTCACCTACGAAAAGGTCTTCGATCCGCCGCTGGACGGCGTGAGCATCCGTCTCTTCATCAACAACAACAGCAGTGGCGGGACCATAGCCCGGACGCGGGTGGATGTGCTCTGCGGAAGTAGCGGTACGATCGCGCGGTGGGAAAGCACCTCAGAACCGGCGTGTGTCCAACAAGGCGGTGACGACCCCCAATGCGGCGAATCTGACGTCGGTATCTTGGTCTCGATCGAGAGGATCGCATGAACTGCCCGCATCAATCGCCCGGTCCCAATGGCACCTACCACTGCCGCCTGGCTGGCCTTATCGTCGCAGGCAGAGTCTGCGCCCGTTGCATCGCCGATTGGCCCTCCGGTCAGCCGCCGCGCTTCGTGCACGAGACCACTATCCTGCGCGACCTGACAGCAATGCATGGACCACCCCGCTTCGGACTCGGGGACCTAGTGCATATCTTCGCTGGTCCCTTCGCCCGCCTCTTCGGTCGCCGGCACTGCTGCGCCTGCGGCCGCCGCCGCCGCCGGCTGAACGCGTGGCTGTCGATACCGTTACTGCTCCGGCGGCAGCGGTAGGCGGAGGGCGTGCCAGAGCTTTTCGGCGGCGGTGAGGGTGAGGGTCCGCTCGCCGCGCACGAAGCGGCCGATCTGAGGCTGCGAGACCCCTGCATCGACGCTCAGCCGATACACCGTCCGCTCGTCCGCCACAATCGCCGCCCGCAAGACGTCCGACAGCAGCCGCGGCTGCGTCCGTTTCCGCTGTGCCATGTTCCCCTCCGCCAGGATCCTAAAATATGAACAGATGACTTTTAATGACCAGGACCCGCTGGCCCGTCGGTGGACGTTCCTTCGCCAGGCTCGGGGGCTTGCCGATACGGAAGCCGGCCACAGAGGCCAAAGAGCAATCGTGTTGATGCGGCAAGCACGCTGTGTCCTCTGTGATCTCTGTGGCTGCCGCGGCAAGGGTGGCGTTAGCCGATCGCTGCCAGGGCGACGGCGAACCGCTCGGACAAGAGGCCCCAGTCGCGGTCAGTGATCGAGGCTGACTGCCGCACGCGGTCGATCGCCTGCAGTTCGCGCACGGCCAGGATCCGCCGGTGATGGCCCGTGGCCGTCCCGGTCATCACCCGCCGCATCGCCAGGCGGTACTCGTCGTCCAGCCACGTCAGTTCGCACAGCGCCGCCCGGATCGCCGCGTCCAGGTCGATCGGCTCGGGTTCCGCCGGCGGCGCGGAAGTCAACGGTTCACTTCCACCGGCCCGCTGCAGTCCGGCCAGGATCCGCACCAAGTCGGCCTTGCGCGGCGTGCCCTGGCTGCCGTCGGTCCGCGTGATCCTGCCGTAAGGCTTGCCGCCCAACCGCTTCACTGCCGCTCTCAGTTCGTCGCACGTCATCGATCGTCCCTCGCATCAGCAAATATGAACAGATGGGAGCGTAAAACGCCCGCCCCGCAGGGCGGGCGTCCGTGCCCTCGGCGACTCACCCCGTCCGCCTGGCCGGCCGGCTGGCCACCAGGTTCCCGATCTCCGTCCGCCTGTCGGCGGCCCAGGTCGCCAGCGCCTCGTCCTCGCTCGCCGCCCGGTAGGTGCTCGTCGTCGGCGTCCCGTCCCGGTGCGTCCACTCGATCTTCCACAGTCGCGTCGTCTTGCTGGCCATCTTCTCTTCTCCCCTGGGTTGCGTTTGCCTCACACCGATATCATACCATCTGGTACGTATGTGTCAAGCGGTACGGCAAGATTTTTTTGAGATGGACGAAAAAAAATCGGGGCGGCTAGCGGACGAGCCGTAAACGGTGCCGGAGGATGTAGCGGCGGACGAGAGGGGTATGGGATCGGATCAACTGCTGCGCGTAGGTGAGGCAGGGCCGGCGGCGGCGCTTGCCGCCGGGATCGTGCTCGGGACCGACCTGGTAGGTGAGGTTGCCGCCGTCCTCGGCAGCTTCATGGCAGGTGACGAAACATTCCAGCGCGGCTGGGCCCGGTTTCCAGGCCACGCTCCAAGACCGTCCTGGGTCCGCAGCGAGAAGCGAGCTTCGATCAGGACTCCGCTCGTTGTAGCATCTCCCGTGCCGGATAGTCGTCATGGAGTTTGCCGTCGAGCAGCCGGCCGGCGTTCTGCTTTCCGACTCGCCGTAGGATCGTCGGTTGGCCTCCGCCGCCTTTTTCACTGAAGGGTCGTCCGAGCTCATCGATTACGTATGATTTCAGATCTCTGCTGAACATTACACCTGCGTCCTGTGGAGCAAACTCACCCCACTGCTTGAAGAAAAACGGGATCCCGTCCTCCGCACACTGATCGCGGATCCATCGAAACCAATCAGGGTGTGCTGGTCTGGCATGCGGTCCGCTCTCACCGCCGGTGATCACCCAGTTGAGGAACGGTACGGGATATTCATAGCCGGCATCCTGGAAGATGTACGGTTCCAGCGGGTTCCACAATTTCCTGTCTGGCTCTTGATCTGGCTGGGATCGCATGCAGAAGTCGATCGGCCCCAAGAGTGGCTCCAAGCTGCAGAAGAGCGTGAAGTACGGACCGAGAATGTGGCGTAGTGCGCTGAACTCGCGCATGCGCGATTCGAACGTCGCTTGATCCTCGGCGGAGAAGCCAAGCCAGACATTGGCGACGGCGGCTCTGCGCGGACGCAAGTTCGAGTACTTCATCCATTCGCAGTCCTCAGCCAAACCCTCCTCATCGAATTCGTATTCGTCCGCGAGCCCTATTTGCTCCAGATCATCTTTGGTGTCGGCCAACCAGGCGATCGGGCAACCGTACCGATGGCACTCGCCTTCCGCGTTCTCCGGATGTTCGCAGCGAATTATTCCGTTCTCTTCGTCCTCGTCTCCCACGTAGCCGCACTCATTGCGATAGACGAGAGTGTCGAAGTGGACGAACTCGCCAGGCAGAAACGGGGACCGATCCACGTCCGTCCAGCCGAATTGGCGGGCACTGGCGCGGTCGTGGATGTACTCGATCATCCGCATTGGCCGCTTGGTCAAGACCTGGTAGGTATGCTGCGGCGTGGCGTACATGACGTCGAAGACATGATCGATGAAGTCGAACGGCACATCTTGGTGGAAGAGGTCGCTCATGGAATTGACGAAGATGAGCCTCGGCCGTTTCCACTTCTTCGGCAGCTCTAATACGTCTGGGTGGCAGCGAACGACGCCGTTGAAGTGCTTGCCGGTCGTCAACCCCTGGTAACGCTGCTGCCCCGTCGCCTCAAGCCGGCGGGTCATGCTCGCCGCGTAACAGTGATCGCAGCCGGTCGAGACGCGAGTGCAGCCGGTCACTGGGTTCCACGTCGCGTCCGTCCATTCGATGCCCGTCATGCGTGCGCCCTTTCGCGGCCGTTCCCAACTGCCGTCGACGAAGTCTCCCGCCAATCTTCAACGATGCCTTCCAAGATCGCGCGCGCAGTGTCGATCTGCACGCTGTTGCCGACCATGACCGACACGTCCGTCGGCGATCCAACAAAAACGTAGTCGGCCGGGTAACCCTGCAGACTGGCCATCTCCTGCCATTCCGGCTGGCGCACGCCGCCGGGGATCGTCGGATCGACGACGACCTGCTCAGAATCTCTGCGCGAACCGAACGCGCACACCGTCGGTCCCCAGCGGTCCGTCGTCCACAAGCCCATCACCGTGCCGAGTCCCCAGCAGTTTCGGCGCACGGGTCGCTTGCCTCGGCTGCCCTTGCCGATGCGGTACGGCCCGCGGCGCAGGTGGGCCGCCAGGCGATCCTGCACCGGCCGCGGCGCGGGCTGCGGGAAGTGGCCGACGTAGCACCGCATTCTCCGCTGGCTCGAATACTCGCGCGAGTCGAGGATCTGATACGGCGTCAGCGGCGGCAGGTGGCCCACCAACTGCGGCACGTCCTCCAAGCACCAGTACGGCGGGTCGATCTGCCGCACGATGGCCAGGCAGGCGTCCAAGAGCGCTTGGTTGGCGACCACCTCCTCGGCGGACGCTTTGTTGCGACGCCGCCGCTCTCTGGATCGACTGAGCCAGTTGCACGGGATCCCGCCCAGGATCAAATCGATCTCTCCTCGAAGTGTTTCCGTCTGCAGTACACTGCGGCGCAGATCGGCACGGATGACCTGGGTCGCAGGAAAATTGAGCTGGTAGGTCTGGCACGCCCGATCCCAGTGATCGACGGCGACGACGATCTCGATCGGCAGCCCGCGGGCCGCGCACGCCCAGCCGCCGGCCCCGCAACAGAGATCGATCGCCCGCAGTTTGGTGGTCATGAGTTCATCCTATGTGCCTCGAACGACGGCTGTTCCTGCAACTCCGCAGCAATTTCGCGATGCAGATACCAGGCAGCCTTCCGGAGGTCGTTCAGCCGGTCGCCCTTGTCGTCGGCACGGGCGATGTACTTCAGCGCATTGCCGAGTCGGAAGTTGAGATTCCACGCCTCGATCACGTCGATCGGCTCGATCGCGCTGTAGGTGTAGTGCGGCGGCTGGTTGATGGGATCGCTCATCGCGTTGACTCCGATCTTGTCACCGTCACCTCAACGTGTGGCGCTTCGTCGCCAGCCGCATAGACCTTGGTGACATTGACGTTCCATAATAGACCGTCGTCTGTGTAGAGCACTTCGTTTAGCGCGTCGGAGACCGCTTTGCCGAGGTTGTCCCAATCCTTCTTCTTTGCGCAATAGGGCGCCCGTGGCATCGTTCTGGTTTTCCAGCGCATCGACTGCGGTCGCGGCATGACAAACAACAGCGACATCTGCAGCGGGACATCGAGCGGCGGTCCTTCGTAGGCCGCCGCCGCCGCCATCCGCACCGATGCTTTGAACGCATAGACCGGATGCGAACTGGACGCCTCGATCATCCGCGCATACGCGCTCCCGCCACCGCCGGCAACGGCCCGAGGCCTCGGCTGCGCAATCGGCACCGCTGGTACGGTGAATTTGATAACCTCGACGGTGTTCATGGTTTTGGTACCTCACCATTCTTGCGAGCCGACGCCAATCCGCGCCGGAACTCTGACCAGCACACTACCTGGAGGGTAGTTGGAATGACCGCATAGAGCGGCTTCTTGAGCCGGCGTGCGATTTTGAATTCCGACTGGATCCCGACTGATTCACACCAACCGTCAATCGTCAGGATCCATACCGACTCAGACAGACCGATCATGTGCTCGTCGAACGATCGCCAGAACTCGAAATCTGTTTGCGGCAGATGCCCATAATCGCCGATGACTTTCGTATGGGCGATCGGGCTGTAGATGTGATGACCGATTTTAATGAGTGCGGCGGCGGCGCGGCACACCGCGGCATAACGCTCGTGCATGATCGCTGCATTGGTGTGCGAGTAGGGTGATGCGAGATAGATCATGTTAGCGACCTTTCCATAGCTCCGGATCCTGCGCCGGCGCACCGGCGACGGGTTGGCCGGCAGCGTTGCAGCCCGCCAGCCGCTCGATCGCCCGCGCCTCGATCGCGTCGTGCGCCAGCCGGTGGGCCGGATGAGCCGCGTCGTCGGCAGCCCGCAGCACGGACCGGCCAGCATCCTGCGCCGCGAGCTCCGCGCGCACCTCGTCCAGCCGCAACGCCCGCGCGCCAGGATCGAGCTGCCGCCAGCGTTCCCGGGCCTCGACCAGCGCCGGCGGCTCGGCCGAGCGGCGGAACGCCCGCCGACTGCGGGACACCGCCAGACTCTTCGCCTGCCGGTGCACCGCCCGATGGATGTCGTCCCACGCGGTCGGCACGTCCCCCGAGGCCGCGACCTCGAAGATCGCCTGGCAAGCGTCGGCGTAACCGAGCGTGCCGATCAGGTCGGCCATCGCCTGCGCCGTCCTGGCCCGGGACGCCGCCGGCAGCGCCGCCAGCCGCTCAGCCACCCGCGGGAAATGGGCGGCGAACGATTCGAACCACTCATGATATTCCGCACTCGTCATTTTTTCATGACCCGGAGATCGGCACGAAGCCGAAGGACGCGTTTCGCCAGGTTCGGTTGCTCCGAGCTTCGCGGCCACGCGGCGGGCTCAGCGGGCCGAGCGTGGTCGCGGCATCAAAAAGTTTGATCCGCTCTACACGCTCCGTGTCCTCTGTGCTCTCTGTGGCTCGTCCGTCTCATGGCGGATCGCGGAGCTTGACGCCGGCGAGCAGGTCGACGGTCGGCGCGCGATCGTCGTATTTTCCTTCGAGAATCTTGGACACCGAATCTGGCTTCAGGAACCAGTCGATGTCCGCCCGCCAATCGCGGCCGTCGCGCGGGCGCTCGCCGCGCAAAAACGACGACTGCGGCAGCTTGCACAGCGCCTGCCGCCAAAGCTGCCGCCAGATCGGATCGCGGCAGCGGGCGGCCAGAGCGGCAATGAGCTTCGGCGTCATCGACCGGGCGGGCGAAAAGGATGCGGTTTCGTTCCAGGTTTCGAGAAAAAAATCAGGATCGACGGCGGCGGGGGAGGCCTCGGCGTCAGCCGTCGCATTCCCCTCCCCTCCTTTCCTTTCCTTTCCTTTCCCTTCCCTTCCCTTCCCTTCCGGTAATGAGTGCTCCGTGCTCATCATTGAGCCGGCGACGCCGAGTTCGTGACACTCGGCGCCGATCCTCTCGGCATACGTTGTCGGCGTGTCGCCCTTTTGCCATGCTGCTAACGTCGGTTGGCTAGGTCGCGCCACGACCTGGTGACGACCGAAATTCGTGATGAAGAGATAAGTGCATACACGGCCTTCGTCTCCACCCACGGAAAAGAGTTGGATGACGCCAGTCGGCAGTATTTCGTCCATCAGGCACCTCAGGAGATCGTCGTTTGCTCTCACGGGGTCGTAGGGAAACAGTTGGGCGCGCCATTCTGCGGCAGAAAACTTCACCACACCGTAGTCGTCGGCGAGCTGCAGGAGACCCAGAAAGAGCAGCTTGGCGCGATCCGAAAATCTCCCGGTGATCTCGTCTGTCCAAAACGACGGCTTGATCGTGCGAATGCGCGGCATTTTTTGATTACCCGTAGGACGCTGTATTGTCGGTGAACGTGTGGTTGCCAGGCTCGTTAATGCTAGTCGTCGACGTCCTCGTTATCTGTAAGTGACGCGTGCAAAGTGACGTGCGATTCGAGGTTAGAATAATCCTCAAATGGGTGATTGAACTTACGACTGGCACTAACAGAAATCTCTGTAATCTGGGGCATGGGAAACTCCTTCCAAACAGCAATTTTCTGTGGTCATCGCGGTTCATGATTTAGCCTGTTGCAGAACCTCTCCTGCCTCGATCACGACGGCCCCGGGGCCGCCTTCGATGCGCTCGATCCAGAGTTGGAAGTCGGCCGCCTCGGCTCGCTCGCGCAAGAGGTCCAGCGAATCGCAATCGAGGTCGTTGCCGTTGCGAATGAATGCGATTCTCAGCTTGGGGTTGAGCGCCGCGGCGAGAGAGAACGAGACGCCGGTCTGCTGGGCGGTCGAGAGCTGGCCGAAGGGGATCCCGCGGAACGTCACGCCGTCGTCAGCGACCGCCAGCCCGTCCACCGGGAATTTCGCGGCGGCAAGCGTCTCGGCCTGCCGGCCGTCGATCACGTCGATCTGGCCTGTAAGCGCTTGCTGCTCTACTCGCCATTTGGCCAGCTCGGCGGCGAGCTGCGCACACTGCTGGTTCTCCCGCACCTTCGCGTTGGTCCGTTCGACGTCGGCCAGCCGGGCGGCGATGGCGTCGGTGTCGACGTCAGCCAGAGCGGCGATTCTCTGCCGGCTGGTTTCCTCAGCGTCTTGCCATTTGCTGATGGTGGTCTCTCGCTCGGCGATCGCCTGGTTAAGCGCGTCCCGCTGCCGGACCAACTCCGCCAGCGATTGGCGCAACTCCTCGATCTTTTGCTGGCCGGCGGCGTGCCTGCGGCGGAGTTCGGCATTGGCAGCGTTGGTCTCATTGGCCGCCTTCAGCTCGGCAGCCAAGTCAGCGACGGAGATCTCTTGATCCGGCACGCCCGACCACTCGGAGCGGCCGCCCACTTGCGCCTCCAAGCGCTTGACCTCCCGGCCTGCCTCCGTGCGCGCGTGATAGGCCGCCGCCCGCTCCGCCTCGAGCGCCGTGAAGTCAAGGCCGGCCAGGTCACGGAGCGTCTGTGCTTGTTCCGCTGGTTTCACCCGCGTGAACTGGAGCGGATCAAAGGCGAGCCTGCCGAGCAGCGAGTCCAGCAGCTCTTGCGCTCGCCGCTGCGGCCGACCGTCGCCGCTGGTGACTTCTAATTTGCCGCCGGAGGGTGTGAAGGTGCGCCGCACCTTGAGGTCACCCAAGTCGACGGTACATTCGCCTTTTCCGGCACCTTCGCGGATCGGCCGGGCCGGGGCGCCCTTGAGGCCGGCGACGGTCATCATGATGGCGTCCAGGATCGACGACTTGCCAGCGCCATTTTTGCCGGCGACGATCACCAAGCCGTCGCCCTGCGGCTCGATCTCGGCCAGGCGGCAGCCGAGCACATTCTTTATTCTAGCTTCCAAAATCTTCATTTTTTGCTCACCCGTAGTTGGCTCTGCTGTCGTTGCTGGTTTTTCTGCCAGGTTCGGTAGCCTGCCGAACGTGGCAGGAAGCGTTGGTTTCCTCGGTAAGTGCTTCCGCGTCATCAAAAAAATGGCGTCTTGGTCGGCGCTGGTGGTTGGGAGGCCGGCGCCGGTGGTTCGTCGTCGTCCAAGAGCGGCTCGAAGTCGGCGAGCTCGGCCCCGGTCGGCGCGATCGCGATCGACACCTCGCGATCGTCGCGGATCCCGGCCAGCGTGCGATAGACCTCGCGCTCGACCAGCACGTCGGCCAGCGCGTAGGCGACCAGCTCTCCGTAGCGGCCCCGGCTATACAGCTCGGCCACGTCGGCCCCGTCGAGCAGGTCCTTGTGGTGGGGGATGTTGAGGATGTCGCACACGTCGCCGAGCGAGATGAACGGGCGATCTTCGACGGTGAAGCGAGAGAATTCAATCATGGTGTCGAACCGCGGCTGGTTGCGGTCGATGAGGGCGACCGGGATCCTCAGACCGGCCCGGGTGTAGGCGAGCCGCAGCCTCGGCCAATCGAACCGCTTGCCGTTGTGCGACACGATCACCGTCTCGGGATCGCAGTTGGCGTCGAGGTAATCGCGCAGCGCGGCCAGCATGTCGCGCTCGGAGGCGAACGCCTCGACCTGGGCGCCGTTGACCTGGCCGGTCGGGCCGCTGGCGAGTGTGTGCAGCACGCGGCAATCGCGGTCGGTCGCCAGCGAGACGACCACGATCGGCGAGTCGTCGATCAGCGCCAGCCGCGCTTCCTTTTTTTCGACCGCCTCGCGCCAGCGCGTGCCGACGGTCGTGTCTTTCCAGTTCCGGCTGGGCGACCAGTAGCGGCGGGCCCAGGCCTCGGCCTCCTCCGGCCGGCCCGCGATGGTCTCGATGTCGATCGTCACGTCCAAGTAGGGTGCGTTCATGCTCAATACCTCCTTCCGCCATAGCCGCCGCCGTAACCACGGCCACCGCCACCGCCGCCGTAACCGCCACCGCCGCCGTAACCACGGCCGCCGCCGTAGCCGCCGTTGTTGCGCGGGTAGTAGACGCGGACCGGCAGCGATTGGCAGAGCGTCTGCAGCAGCAGGGGCAGGTTCTGGGCGTGCTCGCCGCCGAAGTGCAGGTAGCAGGTGACCAGGCCGCCGTCGGGAGTCTGCAGCTCGATCGGCACGGAGACCGCTTGCGGCTGCGGCATCCCTCCGGCCGGCGCCGCCATCGGCTGCAGCGGCTGCAGCCCGAAGGGGGCGGACCCGCTTGCCGCCGGCTGCTGTTGGAGCTGGGCGATCAGCGCCGCCAATTGCGCTGTCGCATCCGGGTTGGGGTTGGGTTCGGTCATGAGATCTCCTTCCATTGGTCCGGTTGTCGGTACTGTCTGCCGAGCGCGGATGGTGCGTTGCTGGATGGCGGCGTCACAAGCTCCATTTCGATGTCGTCCCTGCGTACCCCCCGCGATTCCGCCTCGGCCTCCAGGCAGCGATCGAGAGATTCCGTATCGAGAAAGTGGTACCGGAAATTCACATCGAAGACCGTCCGGGCGAGCAGGTAACGCACCGCTTCGATCGCCATGTTGTTGCTGCCCATCCCCGGTCCCTCCGAAAAAACTCCGCAACCGTTTCGACACCGTTTGCGCACCGATTTTTACGCGTGCGCCGGCTTGGCGGTGGCTTTCGCTTTGCCGCCGGCAAACAGAGGATTGTGGTCCTTCTCGATCGCGGCCTCGGCGAGCTGCCGGAGGTCGTCGCGCCAGCAGCCGTGCCGAGCGGCCACTTCGCGGAACTCTTCCACGTCGTGCTTGCGGATGCGGTAGATCACGCGGCCGCGTTCGTCGATTTTTTTTTCGCCGTTGGTGTCGATCGAGACACTGCAGTGGCATAACTCATGATCGATGAGGGCCTTCATCTGTCGTTCGCTGAAGCTGGCCTTGTTCCAGACTTCGTGGTTGAGGAGGATGATGAAATCGTAGTCGTGCAGATCGCGATCGAGCTCGCTGACTTTTTTGGCCTGGCCGAGCTTGAGTAGACCGTCGGCGTCCTGGGACCAGCCGAACCGCCACGCGATCGCGATCTTCGCCTCGGCCAGGTGCGGGTGATGTTTTTCGATCAGCTCATCCATGATCCGGTACGGGGTCGGATCCTCCCCCGACTTATTCCGCTTGATCAGGCTGAAGTTTAGTTTCTTTTTCTTCTTCTTCTTCTCCGCCTGTGCTCGTTTGCGTGCCATGATTGGCCCTTTCACTTAGGATGCGTTCGAAAACCTCGCGCCGATGGACGGCCACGTCGAGGGGCGCGGTGATCCCGATCCGGACCTTCTCGCCCCTGATTTCGACCACGGTGATCTCGATGTCGGAGCCGATCAGGATTTGCTCCTGCTCTTTCCTGGTCAGTACCAGCACTTTTGTTCCTCCATGCAGTCGTTGCGATCATGGCCGTTGCGCGGTGCCGCGGCCTTGTCTGGGTCGGGGGTCCGTGCGCGCAGTCGTCGCTTGAGTTCTCGGACGACTTCGCGCAGTAGGCGGTTTTCGATCACCAGCCGGATCGCCCGCTCCCGGACCGCCTCTTTGCAGAGGACTTCCGAGTGGCTGGTCCCCAGCGGGTGATTGCAGTCCGGGCACGTCTGCGCGCCCGGGACGAATCTTGCGGGCATGAAAACCGTCCTTCTCGATAAAACCCGGCCGCCGCCCGTTGGCGACGCGGCGGTCGGGCCACCCACATCGGCCGCCTGCCGAAGCCGACGGCTCGCATTCCGCTGACGCCGCCCCGAGCGGTGCCAGCTCACTTTCCTCGCCAATACACCCGCTTGGCGAACACTTTGTGGCTGGCGCCGTAGGAGCCGGATTTCGCCTCGTATTCCACGTGCCGGATCTCGATCAATTCGGGATACTCGTCCGCCAGGCGTTTGATTGTGGTGCATCCGACCACCGCCTTGCGTGCGGCCGTGGCCAGCGACAACGATGGTCGCGTATCGTCGTTGACCAGCTCGCCGGTCACCAGCACGTAGCGCAGGCGCTTCAATCGCCAAGCGTCGGGCCTCGGTGCACGCTGCCACTGGGCCCCGATCGGATCGGTATGGGTCGTACTCATCACGCAAAATCCGCACACAATTGCGCAATCGAACCTGGCAATAAAACACACACCCGCGGCAAGTCGCACTACGGGTCAGTAAAAAACCGGCCGTGCTGTCCGTCGCTGCGTCCTGCTGTGGCGTCCGTGCGCCGTCCCTGGCCCGGCCGGGAAACTCGCCGGCCCGCTGGGAGCCAAAGACCGGCGCATCAGGGCGCTTGCCAAACACTCCCCTGCATCTGCGGTCGCTACGCCGCATATGGCCCCCTGCCGAATCGAACGGCAGATGCCCGGCGCGTCCGGCTGTGAGTCCATTCAGCGCGCATGCACGGGGGACCGGTGTTCAATCTTCTTTCGCCTCAACTGCGAGCGCGTCGACGACCTCGGCGATCGAGAGGCAGAGATGGTCGGCCATCTTGTACATCAGTTCCGGCTCAGCATCGTCGTCGAGCAGGACGATCGTGGTGGCGCCTCGGCCGCGCGCGAAGCCGGCTTCCAAGTGGGCGCTGCGTCCGGACGGCATGACCAGGACGCAGGCGTCGCAGTCGGCCAGTGCGCGGATATCGAAGAGGTAGCCTTCGACCGCCTTGTCGTAGTTGAGAGCATCGCGCTGCGCGGCGGCGTCCCACTGCTGCCAATGGGGGTCTAACTCGCTCCACTGGAAGCCGCCGACGCCCGGGGCGGGGTGGCGGTAGTCGTAGACGGCGTGCCCGGCGGCGGTGATTGCCGCGACAACGTCTTCATGGCGGCCGTTCCGCCAGCTTGAGGCAACGTAGATGTTCATCCTGCGACTCCCAATTCTCGGTGTAGTTCGTGGTAGCAGTCCTCGCAGAGCTGCAGCCCCATCAGTCGCCACAGCAAGGCCTGAAATCTGCCGCATTGATCGCAGCCGCAAGAGAATCGCTTACGCATGGTCCCGGTCTCCATTCGCTGCCGGTCGAGACATTACCCACTGAAGGATTTCCGATCCGACGTACAGTTCTCTTTTGCCGACGCGATGGGCTTTCAGTTCGCCGATGCCGACTGCGCTGGCAAGGTACTGTTCACTGACCTTCAGCAGATCGGCCAATGCCTCGCGGTCGAGAACGCGGTTCGTTTCCAGTGTGGTGTTGATCACGTCGATTCCTCCAACGGAACCAACTGTAGCCGAAAAAGATTACTTTCAGCGCTACTCGGCTGTAATATGCGCGTAATATTCTGCCGGGCATTTGGCGCGTACTCGCGCCACGTCGTGCGCCACGTTGACGGGATAATTTCTGGGCACATCAGGGATAGGAGAAAACGCCTGTTACGGCTTGAATTCACGTGCAGATGGGATTCAGACGGAAGTCAACCAAGCATCAACACTCTATTTTAAGTCCCGTGTGTCTGCCAGTTCCACCACTCGGCCAATCGTTGCTACGTAAGGACTTATGGCTATTCGCCGCATTCTCGCGCCACGCTTGGCGCCACGTTGCGAATGGCTTGCAACGCGGCATCGTCGGTCTCAGCGTAAAAAGATAAAGTTACTTGGATGTTAGAATGCCGCATGATCCGCTGCAAGACCTGTGCGGGAACGCGCGCGGACCAGCGCGATCCGAACGCGCGCCGCAAGTCCTGCAGGGTCGCCCACCCATCCTTCGAGTTTCCCGGCACCATCGCGGCTTTAGCGATCGACCCGAACACCCGACTCAAGTCTTCGACGTTTGTCACCAGACCAAACAATCGATCCTTCGGAAGCGCACGCGGCCACAGCGTGCCGATCAATGCTTCGAGCGGCGGCGGAATGAAGGCGGTCTCGGCGACGTTGCCGCTCTTGGGCTTGCCGATCGCAATGGTGTGGCGCTGCAGGTCAAGCTGCGATCCCTCCAAACGAAACAACTCCGAGCGGCGGAGACCAGCGTACCATGCGAAGGCGATCAGGAGCCGCCAACGAGCGTCCGGGCATTTCGCTTCGAGGCGCTCGAAATGCTCCTGCGTGATCCTCGACGCCTTGACGATTCTGACCCGCGCATGGCCTGAGGATCGCTTCGGCGCATGAATCGTCGGGACGCGATGCAAATAACCATGTTCCCAACCCCAGCGGAAGGCAGACCGCAGATACGAGCAGCACCCCTTGACGGTCGTCGGTTGTCGGCGTTTTTCCGCCAACGATTGGAGCAAGCGCGATACGGATCGCTCGTTGATTTGTGCGGTCGTCGTCACCGTGCCGACAGCGGCGAACTCGCGCAAGACACGCCGAGCCTTGGCTCGGTGCGTCGCCGAACGGCCAGCGAGATGCTCGAGATACAACGCGACGAACGTCTCAAACAACATTCGGCCGGCTGGGGCGTAGCGACCAGCGTTGAGTTCGTCCTCCAGTCGCTGGGCGGCTCGTTCGGCTTGCCGGCGATCGGCGGTACCCGAGGACTTGGTGTGGCGCTTGCCGGTGTGGGGATCAATCCAGTCGAGACACAAAAACCGCTTGTTCGATCGCCGCTGCACCCACACGCGAATGCTCATAACGCTTCTATCCGATAACGACCGTGTTTAGCTCGGGGTATGGTCAACTGCACCTCGAAAAGCCTTGCCTTGATGCGGCCGATCATCACGGCGAGTGAGCCGATCTCTGGCGACAGAGATGGTCCGCTTTCCAGGATGTCGGCGATTTCGGTACGGCTGATTCCATCATGCCCGGCGCGCACAAGCAAGCGGCAAATCTCCCATTGCCGCGGACTGCCGGAGAAATCGACCGAGAGACCCCGAAACTCGACAGCGTGGTTGCGCTCGTCGAGAATGATGCCTAGGTAACCCATCGCCGGCGCGGCCGCCTCGACGGGGCACGGATAAAGGCGGTAGCGGGGATTCTCGTCCTCAGTGAACTTGCGCAGGACGAATCCGCGCGTCAAGCCGCTCATGTCTTCGACAAGAATCTCATCGGGGAGCAGTGCCCAGGCATTGACATCTGGGCGCGCACCGGATATCTTGGCCACTGGTGATCACTCATCAGGTGCGAACCATCTGGGCCGTTGGAATGGCAGTTCCAACGGCCTTTTCGTTGCGCAGTGGTTTCGAACGGACATCAAAATGTTGCGGGAATCAGCGTGCGAGGCTGGTTATCGCGGCGAGCCTCCCTGCGAAAAGAGAGCGACCCCCGGCTGTGTTGCGAAGGCAGCGGAAACTGCCCCAACGCATAAGCGTTGACACGTCCGGGGGCCGCACTCTCGATTTCCATTCTCGCATGGAAGCCATCTGGATAGGACTCCGTTTGTTTTTCGCATCGACATCATGGACAAACAAGGCGCAGATGTCAAGCACAACCAGAGTACTTTGATGGCAGACATGAGGTAATCAGCAGTTGCGCGCGACGAGAGAGCGGTCCACGCTGGTCCGTGAGCTGTGCCGGGGGGGCGTCCGTGGTCGGCTTGTTTCTCCCGATCGACAAAGTTTACCAAACGCGCTGATACTGTGCAACCGTACAGTAACCGAATTCGGCAAAAAGTGCGGATTGGGGAAAAGTTGTCATTCGTTGATTTCACCCTCAATGCGGTCGGCTTCAGCGTTGGTCACTGCATCACGGGGCGCGAGGGCGCGGGCTTCCGCCAAGTATCGGCGGGCTCTTTTCGGGTCAGTGACCTTGTATTTCTCGGCGAGCTGCAACTTCAACTTGGCGCGGCCGACGTCACGCAGCGAATCTTTCTCGGCAGGCTGAGGGTCAAGCGTAATCTTAACCTCCGGCTCCGGAGGAGGATCAAGGGCAGTTGGCGCCTGCTCGTTGACGACTGTCTCCGGTTGCCGCTGGTCGATAGGGGCCTTTTCCTCCGGCACCGCCGTCGGCGGCGCTGCAGTTGGCGGCGGTGACTCAGAGGACTCTTCATACGGTTGGACGATGATCGGTTGCACCGCAGGAGCGGGTTCCGGCGAGCGCGATCCTGCGTCTTCGGGCGGGGTGCCGAGCGTCTGGACGCCGACCACAACGAATACCAGCACTGCGAGCAGCGCCACTGGAATCAGCACGAAACAACCGACGCCGCCCATGACACAGCCGGCGCCTTGACCGACTCCCTCGCCGAATTTGCTCATTGAATTTGTCTCCCTGTGAAGGACTCGAGTATCACCATGCGCACGACCGAATGCAAACAGATCATTGCACTAAGCGCGGCCTTTGCGTAGTATCTTGCTAGAGGGCCATTTCGGCCGGAGACTGCGGGCGACGGACCCGCGGGCGGCAGGATGCCGTTGAGTCCATCGTTGTCGTACCTTCCCCACCCAAACACTTGCCGCGTCGCCACACGGCTGGCGCTGCGCGCCGTAGCGGGGGCAGCGCGATGGAACTATTGATCACACTGGTCGTGTCGCTGGTAGTCTTGGCAATCGCGGCGTGGGCGGGCGGGTGAGTTGGAACCAGCGATCGAGGTGCAATGGGCCGACGCACACACCGAGCTGGCCGACGCGGATCTGTTGCTCTTCCGCTGCTTTCCGCGCCGCTTGGCGGAACTCCGGCCGCGGCACTTGGCGGGAGTCGGCTGGCTGATCTCGACCTTGGGCAGAGGCCCGTATTCGCACGCGGCCCTGGTCGGCAGATTGAACGGCGACTGGTACTGCATGGAGGTCAGGGAATGGATCGGCGGACGCATCAGCGCGCTTCGCCACCACGTGCAACGCTACCCCGGCCAAATCGACGTGTACAGCTTGGTCGAATCGGTGGACGGCATGGTGATCGACAGGACCACGATCGTCGACGAGATGAAGCGCGAGATCAGGCCCGGTCAATATGGCTGGTTCTCGATCGCCGGCGCGGTCGTCTGCCGAGTGCCGTTCTGCCGGTGGTTGCATCGGTTTCGCCCGGACACCAATCCCGACGCCTGGCGGCGGGCGCCCGTCTGCAGCGAGGCGGTGCATCGCTCGGTCAAGCGCGCCTACTGGGACCTGGTGCCGAGGTGCAGCTTTGTCGAGCCGTGCGACCTAATGCGCAGCGCCCTGCTCACGTACAAGATGACGCTCGTACCGTAGGAGAGACGGCGATGATACGGCATGCGATCATTATATTTTTGTTCCTGCCGGCGATTGCGCACGCCGACTACCGCCAAGCGACGGAAGCCACCTGCCGCGTGCGGGTGCCGACTGGCTGGTCGACTTCCTACGGTACCGGGATCGCCTTCGGGGAAAAGGACGGGCGAGTAAAAATCCTGACCAACGCGCACGTCGCCGATCGCGATGCGTGCCAAGTGCAGTTTTGGCGGCGGGGGCATATGAGCCAGTGGCTGCCGGCCAAGACGGTCTGGCGCGCCCAAGCGGGCGGGCGGGACCTGGCGGTCGTCGATCTCGACGCCGGCCTCGTGCCGGGACTGCGCTGCACGCCGATCGCGCCGCGCGGCTGCCAACTGCCCGCCGGCACGCCGGTCGCGTCTATCGGCTGCCCGCAGGGAAACTGGCCGACGGCCTGGACCGGACACGTCACGAGGTCTGATGGTCGATTCCTGTCGTTCGTCCCGCCGCCCGAGAACGGGCGTTCCGGCTCGCCAGTCTTCACCGAGGATTTCCGGCAGGTCGTCGGCCTGGTCGCTTGGAACGCCGGCAGCAGCGGACGCGGCATGACCAGTGACGAGATCCACGCCGCCTTCCGGGGCGAGTGGGGCAGCGAAACCGGCTTCGACGTCGAGCATCTCCGGGAAGTCGGCCTGCTGCAGGGGATCGGCCGCGCAGCTCGGGGGGCCGGGCGATTTGTGTTCGGCCCTCGCCAAAATCGTCCAGTCCCACCAGGCCGCAACGGGCCGTTCGATCGCAGTCCGGTCAATCCAGACTGTCCTGACGGGCGTTGCCCGCTGCCGGGTACGCCGCAGCCTGGCGGCGGCGCGGACCCGGTGTTCCCGACGCTGCCGGACTATCTGCGTGACGATCCGCCGCCGGCCGCGCCCAAGCGACCGGAGCCGCCGAAGCCGGCGGTCAGCGAGATCGAGCGATTGCGGGCGGAGTTGTCCGCACAGATCGCCGCCATCAAGCCGTGCCAATGCGGGCCGCAACAGACCGACCAGGCGCTTGCGGCTCGGCTCGATAAACTGGAGACGTCGGTCCTCAGCCTGGTTGCCGAGGTGCAGGGGATGCGCGACGCCTTTCCTATCCAGCGGTCAACGGCGATCTCGCACTACGTCGTCGTCGGGGACGCGACGGATGCGGGCGGCTGGCCGCGCATCGAAGCGTGGGTGCGCGAAGCCAAGAAAGTGCATCCGCGGGTGCTGACGCTCGACGTGTCAGCAGTCCCGTTCCTGGTCCAGCCGCTGCCGCAGATCGTCGTGTACGACACGGCAGGTAATCCAGTCGCCGTCAAGAGCGGGCAGACGGAAGTGGAATCGGTCCTCTCGAACGTATCGAGGGGCGTTTTTGAAGTTGGAGGATTTTAAGTATGCCTCTCGATGCTAACTTGGCAGATCAACTGACGACGCTGAGCCTCACCGGCCAGCAGGCGGACATGCGCCGGCTCGGGATCCTGGGTGAGTCGCTGCTGCACGGCGGCGGGATCATTCAGAATCTGACGATCCAGGAAAACGCGACGCAGAAGGACGATCCGGGCCTGATGGCGGCGTTGAATGCGGCCGAACGTACCCCGGTCGTCAAGACCGGTTGATCCATCGCCGGGGTGTGCGCGCCTCGGCAGGAAATACCTAACAGGTCGGGCAATGGAAGGTGTGGCGCGGCGAGTCAAGCTCGTATCCGCTCGCCGTAAGCCTGCTGTGGCAGGAAACCAAATTGGCCGAGCGCAACCCGACCGCACGCGAGATGTCCCGCAGCCACAGATGCGGGGCAAACCACCGCCCTGGTGTAACGGAAGCACACCGCGCCTGAGGGCGGCTATCACTAACATAGTGCGACTGAGTTAATCTATGACGCCTGATGAACACCTCGATCGATTGAAGCGGGCCGCCCTCGACCAGGCGGACATCCGCGACCGGATCGTCGCCCAGCACAATTCGCAAATCGACGCGGCCGTCAACCAGAACGTTCTGCACCGGCACGCGATCGAAACGCTGCCGTCCATTATCCGGTCCAAGGATTTTTTCGCATGAGTTCTCAGCAGCAGGACGCGGTGATCAATGAGTTCCTGGCGAACTCGCACCTGATGCGCGAGTCGGCGGCCAGACGGTACGGGATCCTGACTCCGCAGCCGCGATTCCAGGTCGGCCATATCGAGATGGATCCGGTCCCGCAGCCGGCCGAGCCGGCGATCGACGTGCAACCGAAAAAGCCGTCGCGAATGCCGGCGGCGGTCAAGACGACGCTGCTCGCATTGGCCGGCCTGGGCGCAGGCGCTGCCGGCGGTGCCTGGCTCACGTCCGACCCAGCACAACCAGCCTCGCCGCCCGCGGTCGTTGAGCAGCAACCGGGCGGCAGCCTGCTGCAATTTCTCGAAGAGAAGGGCCTCCATAAGCCGTGAGTGAAGATGTGCGGGTATTGCTCATCCTGACGTTATCGCATGCGACAACTGCCGCCATTGGATTCATCGTGGCGACGTCTTTTTACGACGGTGAGAAAGACAAATGAGCATCGAACAAATACTGGCTGACGCGCGGCAAGCGCAACAAGAGATCGCCAACGAGGGGATGACGCGATTGCAGCAGCACGCCGATTACCAGCGCGAAAAGCTGCAAGAGCAACTGGCGCTCACGAAGGCCCAGAAGGACGCGATCCGTGCATTGGCCCAGAAGTGAATCGGATTGGCAGGTGCTCGAAATGGCGTGCCTCGCCGTTGTGGGCGGCGCGGCCTGCTGCCTCTTGTGGTGGTGCGGGTTTTATCGCTGATGGGCGTGCATGAAGATGTGGTCGTATGGCGGCTCAAGCAGTGGCTCGAAGATACGACCGCGCTGACGTGGGACGTTGCATTCGTCGGCGACAGGTATCGAGCGAAATCGCGATCTGTCACGGTACACGCGGACGGGACCTTCGAGGAAGTTCGCCAGGCATTCACAAAACAACTGACACAAAACAACTGACGTCAAAGGGCATCGGCGATGGCGACTTATAACAAAATCAATCAGTTCGTCGAGGATCTGTGTCATGGGGTGCACGATCTGGAGACGGATCAACTGACGGTGGCGCTGACGGCGGCTGCCAACGCGCCGGTGGCGACCAATAGTGTGCTGGCCGATCTGACGGAGATCAGTTACACCAACTTGACCAGCCGCGATATTACGACCGCCTCGAGCGGCCAGACGTCGGGCACGTATGCGCTCGTACTCACCGATCTGGTTTTGACGGCATCGGGCGGCGCGGTGGCGACGTTCCGCTACGTCGTAATTTACAACAACACGCCGACAACGCCCGCGGATCCGCTCATCTGCTGGTACGACCACGGCAGTGACCTCACGATGGCCGAAGACGAAACCTACACGATCGATTTCGGGGCGAACCTGTTCAGTCTGACTTGACGGTTGGCCACAGAGGTCACAGAGATGACAGAGAATTGGCACTCTGTGAACTCTGTGGCTTGCCGCTTCGCGAGGGCAGCGATGACCGGACCAGCTCAACAATACGACGGCACGTTGCGAGTGCGGATTACTCCTAGCGACGGCCGGCGTGTGACGGTCGAGTGGTTCGTTGAGGAAACGGGCGAAGTCGTCTGGACGGAGGGGGTCAACCTGCGGGACGGCATAGTTTCGTTCGTGTCGCAGATTCGCGCCGAGGGCCACTTTGAGCCGACGGCGGGCTGTTTTGTCGATGCCGCCGGCAAGCGGCATTTCGTCCTCAACGCGAAGGCAGGGTTATTGGGGGCGTGCTATAATCCATGATGCTAAGCCAATTATTTCCGAGAAAGGGGCATCATGGGTTTGTTGACGCGCGCGGTACAGTGGTGTCTTTTCCGGCTGAGTAGCTGCGACGGCGGGCAACGGACGTCGCTCGGGCAGCAAACGTTTCATTGGGACTGTTGGCGTTGTGGTGTTGAGGAAACCGCCGGCGACTTTCGGAATCTGAGTGAGGCGTGGGACGAAATGGAACGTCTCGGCTGGACTGGAAATGTTCGCCGCGCGATTTGTCCTCGCTGTGCAAGGTCGACGACTGCTCAAGCCGATTAAGTATGAGTGCCCATGCACTACTACCTTGGCCCGTGGATCGAGGAGACCGAGCCGTTCACCTTCTGGCGTGCGCCGGATGCGATGGTCGGGCTGGTGGACCTGCGCTCGATTCCCGGCCACGCCGAAGCCAACCTGGCGTTCTTTGCGACCGATGCACCGATCGCCGACATTGCCTATGCGCTCCTCGGGACGGGCGACCTTCGTGAGATCAACAGCACGGCGATGATGATCGCAGCCTGGTTCAGTGAGACCGGATTCGAGCCGAACGGCGATACGTTGCTTGATTTGCTCTGGGACCATCTGACGAGCGGTGCGGACCCTGCCGGCGACGACTTCTGCAAGCCGCTCATGCCGACGGCTGCCGGGAATCTCGACTTGCACCTGGGCG